GCCGTAAACAATATTATGTTCACATTCGTTTAAAATATTTTCATCAAAAATATCAGGAAGTTTTTCTTTTAACCAATTATATCCTTTTATAACATTGGCCTTATGTTCTTGAATATAATAATCATATCTCTCACTCATAATTATACTCTCCCTTCTGCACGTAATTTATGCCATGCATATTTTATTTTATTATTACCAACAGCTTTTTTAACCATATTTCTAAGTATTTTTCTATTATATACTTTATGTTCAAATTCTGTAACTTTTTTATTTGCCATTGTATATTTCCTCCTTATTTCATTCTTACAAATCTTATTTCAGGTATAATTATTTCTTCTGTTTGAACAAAGTCTTTTAAATTATTAGAGATTTCTGCAGATGTACCATACATAGCTTTAACCGGATTTCTATATATTGGTATTGTGATGGTTCTTCTATCTTCAACATTATAAATACCTACTTCGTTTATAATTTTATTAATCCATTCAATTAGATTTTGATTAGATTTCATTAAAACATTGTTTTGTTTTATAACATCGTCCATTCTTTCTTTATATAATCCTGCCATTTGGATTGTATTCATTCTATCACTTTCTATTTGTGCAATTTGTTTTTCTGAATCATTTAATTGTTCATGTAGTCCACTTATAATTTGATCTTTCTCTGTTTTATCTCTTAATAATTTTCTATTTGAATCACATTTTTCTTCCCATTCTTTTCTTTTTATCCACATATGTTTATTCTCCTCTCTAATTTTCAAATTCATCTTCAGCTACTATGTAGCCAAGACCATCTACTTTACCATAATATAATTTATGTTCAAAATGTCTATTATCAAAATCAGATCTTCTATTAATAAAATTAATACAAGCAATATTTCCAGAATAAGCTTGTCTATACACTTCTTCTGGTGATAATGTTTCTGTTATATTTTCATCTACTATAAATTCTTTTCCGCCAATATTTTGATGTTTTACTTTGTTTTTTATTACTTTTACTATCATATATAAATATCCTTTCTTACTATATTCTTGGTAATTCTATTTTTTCTACCTCAGCTCTAACTTCTAAAGCTCTTAAATATCCTTCCATATGATACAATTGATCATCAAGTATCGAAATATCACATTTTGGTTCAAAATTAAGAGTTCCAGCTTCATGTTTTATTAACATTTTTCTTAAATTAGTATATCTTATAACTAATTGTAAATATTCTGCTATAAATCTTTCTTTATAATCATCACTGTTCATTAAACCGATTGTTTCTCTAAGTGTTACTTCATCTAAATGATTAATTTCATCAACTGTTAAATATGTATATGTTTCCTTATTTGCTAATGGATCCATTTTTATACCTCCCTTGTTATTCCTTTTATAGCCCACATTTGAGCTTCTTCTAATTTTGTTCTAGCCAAACTAGTTTCTCTGCTATCATCGCAGAACTCATCAATACATTTATACATTTCTGAAAAAGCATAACGTATTGCATTTATTTTCATTTTTTGTGTTTCATTACACTCTGTATATTGCGCTAGTTTATGAAGATTTTCATTCTTGAACATTTCTTCTGTTAATTCTTCATTTTCATCATAAACCATTGGCGAATCTTGTTGACTCATAAAAATAAACCTCCTTTTTAAAAAATAAAAGAGGAAGACCTTGTTAGATCTTCGCTAGTCATTATCTTTATAGTTATCATAAATATCAAGCTCTTCTCTAGCATATAGTTCTGTACAAGGTACTTCTCCTAAAACCTCTTGTGAATCATCATTTACTATGAATTTCATTACACAATCTCTTCCATAGTCTGGTTCTTCTAAACATTCTTCATTATCTTTTTTCTTTTTATTGGATAATGCTATTCCTACTCCTGCTGCTGTTACTCCAATAATAGATCCAATAACAATTTTCTTATGTTCTGAAATCCAGTTTTTAGCTTTATTGTATAATTCTTTAATTTTATTCATAAACAATTCCTCCTTTCATTATAGAGGTTGTTTTTATCACGTATTAATCCATTATTTCATCTGAATCAGCGTATCTAGCACCAAATCTATCAATATTTTGTATAACATTTATAGCTTGTAAATATGCACTTCTTCCTGTTTTACCATTAACTTCCCAATCATAAGGTCTAAGATCCATATCTACACTTAAAATATCAATTTCATCTAACATAGATATAGTATCTTCATTTAATCTTTGTACTGATTTACCAGATTTAACATAAGCTGCTGGACCTCTACTATTATACTTAATTTTTACAGGCAAATACATAAATGGTGAATCATCTTCATCTCTTGGTGGTTTAATTTTAACAGCCCAACCTTCTTTCATTAATTCATCAGCTATTTCCTGATTTGGTATAATAACAGCAAAGTTTCTATCTCCTTCTCTATTATATTTAGTTCCTAAACCTGAGAAATTTCTATAAATAATTCTTGCATCTTCGATTTCTAAGACACCCCTTGCAAAATTAATTTTCATAAATATAATCTCCTTTCAAATTTTTAATATAAGCCTAATCACTTATTCGGAATTGAAACCCTCACGGAGTGTTTACCGCTACATGTCACCGAAATATAATCTCCTTTCAAAATAAAAATAAGAGGATATTCCTATCCTCAATACTATTTAGTTTTAGTTGTTTTTATCAAAAACATTTTTTAAACCAAACATTTCATTTTCATACATTTTATTAAATTCTTCAATTGTCATTCCAGATTTTTCTATACCATTCATTAGTTCATCTCCTATTTTATCGGATTTCTTAATAATCTCAGCTGCTTTTTCTTTACCTACTGTTTCAACTGTTGCTGTATTCATAGCTAAACCTGTTAAACGACTACCTGCTTTAAATGCCTCTGTACTCGAATGATCAATACGTTTACTAATTATTGTTTTCCCAATAAAAACTAAACCTAAAGCACTTCCAATAAGAATACCTTTTTCATGTTTCATATAAAAGTTTTTAGTTTTGTTTTTTATTTTTTTAAGTTTTTCTTTAATCATAAAATATAACCTCCTTTCTATTATATGCTATGTTTATTCCACGAATTTAATCATGGTGTATGATATATCTTGATAAGTTATATCCCAATTTACATTCATCCATATCAAATCTTGGGCAATCCCAACATGTTTCGCAATGAGGATCACCACAAGGAGGATATGGTTCATATGTCCCATCTATAGTTTTTTCTAATTTAGGAAGGCACCAGGTCATCTGAAACAAACCATTCAAAATCGCCATATTCAGATATAGTTGAAATAGCATCATCAACTAATTTGTTATAATATGATCTATCAATATAATCTTCATTAGTTCCTCTGACTATCTCAGATTCTAACCATCTATATCCTTTTGAACCAGTTGCAGCATAATATTTACCATCTTTTTCACGAACAAGTAAACCTCCGCCATGTCCTGGTAATATAGGGCAGAAATTACCAACTCGTCCAACAAATTGATAATCATGTCCTTCAGAAATATGACGTAATAATTGTTCTTTTAATGTATTATACTCTGCTTCTGATATCTGTTCCTTCTTAAATTGTTGTTCTAGTTTAGTTAATTCTTTTTCATCTAAACTAACATCTGGTAAATTTTCGTTCATATCTAAATATAAAGCCGATGTAACAGATTTTGTTTCACACATATCATCAAATTCTATAGGTTCTTTACTAAATAAAGTTTTAAACACATATGGAATCTGAAATTGTGTACCAGTTGCATCCCATTGTCCTGCTTTTTTACCATCTTTATATTTACAAACATAAACAGCATCATTTACCAGACACATTCTATCGTATGTAGCCTCATGTTCAAAAGTATATCCATATTTCTTTCCGAAATCCATAACAAATTGAATAATTTCTGGAGTAGCATTTGGTATTTTTATTGAATCTGTTTTAATATGTGCAACAGTAAATCCTCTTTTTTGTACCTCGTGTTTTAAATCTATCATGAACAAAGCTCCACGTTTTGCTACTATATTATCTTTATTACGAATATCACGAAAAGGATTATCAAAATTAGCAGCCGTTAAACCATAAACAGAATTTATTGCTGTTTTTAATGCATTTGCTAAATCTTTTGATGTAATTTCACCATCTTTTACTTTTTGAATATAAGGAACTAACTTACCATCAAGCATTCCACTAACAGCATCCCAATCTTCATGTTTAATACTAACACGACCTTCAACGATATCTCTAAATTTTTCAGTATATTCCGGTCCAAATAAACATTCAGCAATATCACTATGTGGATGCATTGATGCTACATCTAATAAAGCTACATTACAATGTATTCCTGGTTCAGCATAAACATAACCGCCTTCTCCTACTTCTTCTCCTCTGTATATACTTTTACCTGCTTCAAAAGTGTATCCTGGAAAATATGGAAGAAGACTTTTTGCTTCACCATGTCTTTGTTTCATCATATCTGGGCATGCTTCTTTTAAGAATTTTAATATACCAGGTGGTAATTCTGTTACTGGCTCTGCCAAATTTCTATAAAAGAATTTATCTTGTGGTTTTCTATCATTTCCAAATATAATTTTAGTAGTTAATGTATTTGTTGTATCATTAACTGTCATACCAGCTAAATCTGCTAGAATTTGCCTTGCTAACCAGTCTGCTGATAAATATTCAAATGCTGCTTCGGTTGCAATAACATCATTATCACAATATTCTGCTACTTCAACCCATTTTTCTTCAGGAACTGGTTGATCCCAAGGTAAACCAAGTTCTTTATGATGTATACCCATCTCTATTTCTAGTTTTTTTAAAGACTTTTTATTATATGAAGAAGCAAAATCATAAATATCAGTATAAGACAAATTATATGCTTCACCAAAAAATGCATTTCTTTCTCCATTTATAATTCTTTGAGACAAATTATAAATTTGTTCATTATTATAACCCATCAAACGAGCATATATCAAATGATTATCATATCTACGACAGTTAAATCCTATTAATCTATATTTAAGTAATTCCTCAATATCATTAGGTGTTGGATTTATCATTCTAACAATTGGATTTTCCTTTCCTTGCAATTTCCAATTAACTAATAATAAATTAGGAAATACCTCTATATCATAAAATATAATTTTAGAGTTCTTACTATCAATTGGTTCAGATGGATCATCGGATTTAAAATGCATTTTACTTACTAATTTAATACAATAATCGGATTGATTTGTGCTATTCATTGCAAATGCATAAATATCATTTTTCATATCTGAAACATCATACTTAAGACCTCTTTCATAAGCATCTTCTAATATTTTATATATAAAATCGATACTAGGTTTTGTTCCTGGATGAAATTCTTTTTCCATATTTCGTTTAATCATCTTTCTAATACCAATTTCACTTTTTATTACATTATCGCTTACCATACTTTTTTCTCCTTTCATAGGCAAACCGGAACTTATTGTCTTTATAGGTAAGTTATTACATTTTGTTAACTTTCTTCTAAGAGAACTTTTTCCAGTAAATACTTTTATTTCAATACTATCTGCATACACTCTACTAAGTTTTGTAACATCACCATTATAAATATAATGTAAATGTATACCAGCTCCGCTTTTAGATAACTCTGCGTAAGTAGCTGGCCATTTACTAGCTGCTTCTAAATTTTTCTCAAAAGATTTTTTACCAGATTCATCTTTAATATCAAAATCGATTACAATATGATTTTCTGGTATCTTAACATAATGTATTTTACTTGTATTAATATCTTTTAATGTTGTTTTAACATCATCCCATTTCTTACTCGGCGTTTCTTTTGAAGATGCGTATTGTGCTAAACAATCTGAGCATTCCTTATCAAATATAGATTCCTGTTTTTCAAATTTTATTAAAATATCATTATCTTTTTGTTTATTTGTTTCTTTTTCAGTAGTTTCAAATATAGAAGTTTTAAATCCACTATAATAACTTCTAGCTCTAGTACCATCATCTAAATTTAAACGATCATTATAATCATAAAAATAGTTCTTTAATTCTTCTTTAAATATTCTTTGTGCAAGTGGATATGCTACTTTTGTATCATCACAGAATGTTTTATACATTTCCCATGCTTGTTTTAAAGTAACACCATCATCTCTTTTAAAAATATGATAAGAATCCAGTACAAAATTATAAAAATCATTAGATGCACCCATCATTGATGTTGGAATATAATCATTATAATAATCTGGATCATCCAAATATACTTCTCTACAATGCCAAGCTATTGGTCCTAATTCAAATGGAATTTGTTTAACCAATCGTTTGTATTCATTAGAAGGTAATTTATTACCAGTTGGAGTAACGTCTATTAATCTTCTTATTAAACCAGATTTTGCATCCGTTATTTTTACTGGTTTATTTGTACCCATAAATAAAAAACATTTAAATCTATTTGCATATGTTGATTTAAATTTTTCATTTACAGTCATAAGTTCATGTGAAACTAAACTATTTAACCTTGTATTATCTTCAATTTTTGATAAATCACCATCATGTTGAATTGCTACAAGCGGATTAGTTTTAAATGGTTCAAGTGCAAAACTATTACTCGATGAACCTAAAGCTCTAGCATCAAATACCGAATAATATCCATTAAATAAATCTTGTATAATATTTAATATAGTAGATTTACCAGTACCTGCTGCCCCATAAAATACCATGAACTTTTGAATATATTTTGAATCTCCTGTTACTATTGAACCTATTGCCCATTCTATTTTGTGTCTATTCTCCTCATCATACAAAGTTGATATTATTTTATCATAGGCTGTTATACTTCCAGCTTCAAGGGGATATGATAGCTTTTTACTAGCATAGTCTTTTTTATTAGTCTCACTATTTGAAAATACCAAAGTTTCATCTAACATTTCAAAAGAATCTCTTTTTTGTTTTTGACAATATTTATGCCACGAATCAATTGAACCGGATGAAGAATCCCAAGTATATAAAGGAGTAACTTTTGCATCTGGATGTTTTCGAATATATTCATCTGCAGCTTTACTTAATTCAGAGTCTATTATAGCCAATGCATCATCTTCATTAGTTGACCATAAACCAATATCCTCTCTCCATATAGCATAAAAGTCACCACCTCTAATCATTAAATCTTGAGATTTAGGATATAATCTAAATTTGGGATATATTTCAACACCATTTTTAGTTTGTTTTGCTGATATTATTAAAAAGTCGACCATATCCTGTTTTCCTTTCTAATTAAAATTATTTAAATACCAGCAGAGTTGAGTCCATATATCTATATCTCGTAAATCATATTTACAATCACGAATATAAAACAATCCTCCTCTGCCATCTGGAGAATATCTTCTCTCCATAAAATCATATATACGATCTGTCGCATCTTTTTTATCAAAAATATCATCGGTCATCATTCCAATACCTAAATTTGATAGCATACTCCAAAACCATTGTCCTGTTCTATCACCATATTCTGGATTATCCATTATAGTTTCTTCGCATCTTATGGCTAATGCTAATATCATTTCTAATACACTACACGGATCATCTAAAATATCCGTAATATCGTCATTATGTCTTTCTGCGGCAAATCTATTTCTTAAATCTATACCATCAACAGCTCTATTAACATCGTCTTTAATATAAAAATCAAAGTCAATACTGTGTAATAGCATAAATAATTTTCTATAGGATATTCTATTATTTATTCTACCTTTGCATGCATAATTATACAACCATTCGAAATAATCATTTTTAATTTGATTTGCATAGGTCATTAATCATTCACCTCAGGCGCTATGTCACTAAAATATTTTTCTGATTTTGAAATAACATAATCCGTTATAATATTTTCATTGCGTACATACATCACCTCATCATATTCTCCAAAACCATTTAAACAATCTCCTAATATACTTTCTGGATCATCAATAATATTATCCTCTGTATCTGCTAATACATTATCTGCATACCAGATCAGTTCAGATTCTTCATATCCAATTTCACCAAACTCATTTTCCGTTATGATATATGGTGCTATAAATTTTTTTTCTTCAGTATTAATTTCAACAGTTGCTTCCGCATTTTGATCTTGACCTTCGGATAAATCTACTCCGACAGAATATCCTAAATCTTCTAAATCTTTTTGATAACTCTTTTTAAAATTATCAGCTTTTTCTTCAATATCTTTTTTCATTTCTTTTGATGGTGAAACAACACCTACTTTTTCTTTTTGTTCGTCTGTTAAAATATCAGTTAACTTTTCAAATCTATCATGAAAAGTTTTAACTACTGATTCTATTTCTTCATCTGCTTTCAATTGTATAGCTTGTCTAACAGCAAAATATGTTCCAACAGAACCAGAAGCCGCACCTAAAATAAATATTACAAATTTATTCATTTTTATTCCTCCTTATAAAAATATTGCGGATAATTTAGCATATCATAATAAATATTACCAGATAATATACTATCTAATCCTCCTCAAATCATATCATATATTACGCCATCTACATTAAAATCTAATAATATACTATATTCATAACCATTAACAAATGCTATTTTTCTTTCATTTTGTTTTTTATTTTGAGATAAATCATATATACCAAAATCCACATAATTATCCCCATTTGGATTATTTTCATCATAAACCCAACCTACTACTTGGCCTGCTTTAGTTCTTGGTATTCCTAACATGTCATATACTTCATTTAAAAATAAATGTTTTCTAGATTTTAGCATTTCATTTGCATAATCCTGTTGTCTTCTCAAAAACATTAAATTGTATTCTGGATCTTTTTTATGATAACTACTACATTCATCAAAGAATCTAGCGTATTCACTTATTCCTTCTAATGGGTTTTCTATTTCCATTACTGTTTCTTTTTTAGTTTTTTCTTTTCCATTTTTATCAATTAATTTTGTTTCGATTTGCTTAGCTTTAAGGTTATATCTTAATTCTTTATCAACTTCATCGCCAAATCTCTCAACAACATTTTTTCTATATTTTTTAAAACCTCTATCAACCGCTGTATATGCTGCAGCAAGAGCAATATTTCTTCCTTTCATAATATTGTGAGAAGATATAATACTTCCTACAGATAAAGTTCCTAAAATAACAGATGGAGCATATAATTTAATATATTCTATACTAGTTTTTGCATAAATAATTGTCAAGGCTTTCTTACTATCCTCTTCTGTATAATTTATTTCATCATCTTCAAGACATTCATGTACTTGCTTAATTTGTTCTTCCTTTTTATTTTTTATTTCTTCTATTTTTGTAGTTGCTTTACAAGCTAGAACAGTACTTGCTACCGTTCCAATTATTCCTAATCCCATTAAAATTTCTGGACTATGTTTTTTAATTTGCATACCAGCACTTTGTATTAAAGTACTAGCTTTAGATATTAATTCGTTCTTCATTTTTTATTCTCCCTTCTTCTAATTCCTTTATAAATCTATCTATTAAATTAACTTCTGGTAATTTTACTAGATATTGCTTTTCATCAAAATGATTTAATTCTTGAATGTACAATATTGGTATTTGTATCCAACCATGATTTTTATAAATATCATAATCATTATAGTTTATATCATCACCAAAAAGAGTATGACAAAGATCACCATATGTTAAATATCCTTTAATCTTTCCAGCATGATATGCTTCTTCTATAAAGCATTCAGCTTTTTTACGATCTTTAAATATAAATTCATTAATTAATTTCATTTGATACCTCCTAATCGATAGGCACGGCTCTCGGCATATCTATAACATAACCATCTCTTGTTCTAATAATTTTTGCATTTCTTATGTTTGTCCAACCGTACTTATTATCAGTATAATTTCCTGTTAGACCAACTAAATCATATAAATCTGCTACTCTAACTAATCCGTATGATTCCATTAATTCGTCCATACGAGCTAAAACATCTTCCGCTTCTCCTCTTGTACTTAAAATGATTTCATCAAATGAATATCCAGTAGAATATGATCTATCTCTTGTATCTAACATTCTAGAAGCTCTTGTTCCGCCATCATAATAATTTCTATAAGATACTCTATCTGCTGATGAACGTCTGTTCCCTCTTCTAGATTCGCCATATAAAATTATGTCAATACCATCTGTAACTATATCAGATATAGCTTTTTTTATAGCTGGTATTAAAACTTCTCCAAAGACATAAGATTTAACATTCTTTGCATCTTCAGATATAAATTCTTGTGTAAATTTACTAAATTTACTCTTTTTTCTAGTTTTTACTGGTCCTGCTACTACTTTTTCTATACGTTTTTCTTCAACCGGCTCTTTATGTTGAGATTCTTTAAAACGATTTGAATTTGGCTTGTATTCTTCCATATTTTTTCTTTTCCTCCTATTCTTTATAAAAAAATAAAAACAAAAAAGAAAGTACTATGTAAGTACCTTCTTATTACCAAAAATACGAATTATTCTTCACTTGAGTCATCAACTACTTCGTATTCAACTTCTTCAATTTCGTCATCTGAGTCATCGTCATTATTTCTACTTCCCCATTTAGCTCCTAATAAGAAACTTAGAACTCCTAAACCTGCTATTCCTACGATTTTTAATCCTTTTTTCATTTTTGGTCCAAGTTCAAATCTTTTCTTTTCCTCTTGCACTGCTAATTCTTTTGTTTCAGTAGATTCTACAACCTCCTCTAAATTTTCTTTTTGATTTTCGTTTACTTTTGACATAATTCATGTCTCCTTTCTTAAAAATATTTTTGGTTTTACTCCATTATAGTATACGTTTTTTACGCGAACTATATTAGTTTATCATAGTCGTATTTCGGAGTAACGAAGAAATCTAATACGACACAAGGTTGATCATCATCGGTTAAACATGTGCTAAAGTCTGGTTCTATTAAACCTGAATTTATATTCCAACCAACTAGATTACCATTTTTAACATGATCTAAACCTATTTCACCATAAAATTCGTTAAGTGAAATATAATTCTCATAAACTAATTTTCTATTTAATTCATTAACCACTTTTTTTATTTGATCTATATCAGATTTAAAATATCTTCCTGACATAGAATCCATAAATAAAGTATTACCTTTAGAAGTAACTATTATTTGGGAATCTTTTTTCTTATTGTCATTAACATCATCTTGTGCTATATATTCTCTAATAGAACGTTCTTTATTTTCACCTATAGTTTCTATAACTTTATCTCTATATCGTAATAAAGTTCTTTCAGATATACTATATGCTGTAGCTAAAGCAGCATTTCGTTTATAATTTACTCTACTAGCAAATATAATACATGACGAAGACATTATTATTGTACCAACCGTAGGTAAATATGGTTTCCAAGTAGTTTTAATTAATTCTAAAGGTGTTAATTCATCAGTTTGTAGTTCTTTTTTCTTTTTATCGATTAAAGTTAAAGCTTTAGGTGTTGCTTTCGCTGCTAATATCGTTGATGTTATCATTCCAGTAAGACCTA